GCTCTGCAGCACCTCCTAGTTTCAGTTCCACGGTAGGAACATCAACCACTTGCAATCACGAAGGCTTGTTAGCCCCGATCCGAAGGTACGCGCCCGGCTTATGAGGCCAAACAAATACCAATTCCACCGACCCGAACCTGGCCGATGTGCAAGCCCAATACCGTTTACCGTTTCGCCACCTACTGGTGACGGTTGTTCAGTAACCGGGCTCTAACAGATGCCACGTCCGACCACCAGAAGCAATACTTCTCTGGTACAAAGGTCGAACGGTCGCTGGTTGGGAATCGAAGATCATCCAGATCTTTTGACCCCCGGCGGCTCTCCAACAACCTGACGCCGTATAATACCGCGCGCCAGTTCAACTCCGACGAGTACGATTCTGCTACAGGCACAGCCCGGAACTGGTAACCTCGAAAGGTCCAGTACTGAGACTGCACGGAGGAGCAGTACCCCGTCGGTTCAGGAGGATCAGCTATGAAGTAACTATCGGCTGCCAAAGAGGTGCCGACTCGCGACTTTGCTGCATGGCTGGGTAACGGTTCATAAAATCCGTTCCCTGTCACATGGTAAGGTTTGATAGTACTTTCACCAGACATGGTGGAGTACGCCTCATCCAAGGACGAACCAAGATCGGGGGGACCCGTGAGGTCTCTTGCCCGATTCCTAAGATAGGAGAGAGTACGTGGAAGAGGCATAAAAGCCATTAAGGATAGTCGGTTGTGAAGCGACATCACCTCGAAGTCCGTCTTCGGACAACATTCCAAGTACACGGGCCTAACATCCACTCCATGGACGTAGTCCCGACCACATGACTCTCGCATCGGGCCCCACACGTGCGTCTTCGCGACGTTCGGCTTGTGGCCACAATAACGGAGTGTCTCAAACAACAGGGCAACCGCACCGACGGGGCATATAATATCGTCCCCGTAAACACGTATCGCCCTACTGTCTTCACCAGCGAGATAACAGGATGCCCAGGTAATCGCGTAAAACACCAAGCACTCAATCGGAAAGGTCGTAGCATTCCCCATCGTTGAAAACATCTGATGGCGAAACACATGGCCTCCCGTGGTCACGCCCCATTTGACACGAATGTCATCTAGGAATGCGTACCAAGAGCTTGGGAATAACCACTGGATCAACGCATCTGCGTTCAGATCCGAGGCGGACGTCATGTCCACCGTGGCCGTTCCGCCGTCGAGAGATCCTCGGCGGCAAGCGCGATGATTCCGTTCCTGGGTTGAAAGGTTGATCCCTATACTCCGGATCAGCTCGGCCATCACTGCGCCTGCTCCTTTTTGCAGACATACAAGCAGCGACGGTTGTTGCTCAATCACCCTGTTGATAGTAGCGTTTTTAGGCGCTGTCGACATCTTGCCCTCGTCCACCCAACCTACAACGGCACCCGCCGACAGGAGGCAATCCAGCCATCCATCATTGAGTTCCAAGGCCAGGCGAGCGTGCGGCCACGCGTCACGCGTACATGTCTGGCTCCCCGCGATCTTATACTGCAGACCTTTGGGGTCCTCCCATCCCATCTCTGGGACAAAAGGTGCGCCAGGACCAAAATCGGCCTTCTGCAGGCATTCAAGATACCTTGCCTCCGTCAATTCCCCTAGTACTTCATGTACTTTTAACCGTGCCAGGTTGAGCACCTGGAACACCGGACCTTTCCGGGAGGGGTTACGCACCTCAGCGTCAAAACGGGCGTTCGTTTCTGCGCATACTTTCTCGCATGCAAAGAACCCGTCCATCGACCTTGCCTCGCGTTCGCGGGGCGGAAGTGCATACCAGTCCAAGTTCTTCTTGATCAGGGACTGGAGTTGGCGAAGAACTGCATAGGCCTCAAATCCTCCGTCCGCAAGGGACGATTCAGCTTTGAGGACGCAGCTGTCTAGAACATCTCGCAGTGTCTCAGGTTCTATGTCCAGAGCCCAATAGAGCTTCTGGATCACATCCTGGGGCAAAAACCGCAAGGTGTCCTTCAGTGCTTGGTCGAACAGTTCGTTTAGTTTGACCTTTGGGGCATCCGTGCCTTTGGGTCCGCCATGCTTGCCTCGTGGCTTGCTGGGTTTGCTCATGGGAATCCCTCATTGTGGGGTAATTACCAACTGGCTGCGTATAGCAGCAAAGACTCGCACTTAGGTAGCCAATGATAGAAAAACACATCTGACCACACCGACGGAGTGCACTGGTAAACGGCGTAATCCCAGAACGGGATCATGCCGCAGCAGCGGTCCGAGGTAGCAGGAGACTCTCGACGGCGGCCTGGTAGGCAACCGACGCGGCCAGGGTACAAATCGAAGCTAGATCCTCCTGCACGTCCGCAATGGGCGCGAAGTCCGGGTACCTCGTGGTAACCTCGGTAACGGATTTCTTCTTCTCCCCGGTCTCCGAGTGCACCGCGTCACGAAAGACACGGGTCCGGAGCTGAGCAAAGGCGGTCGAACCATTCCGTGTCACCGGGGTCTTGCGATCCACGATGACGAAGTGCGGAGAGGCGGCCGTATGATCGGCATACACGAACGTCACAGAATCGACGTTTTGCGAACCGTCGTATGACATTCCAACGGGCATTTCAAGGCTCATATCGAGCTCCACTTGCAGGGGGTGACATGATAGTCACATTCTAAGGATTGTACGTTCAGCGTACCGAGTCACGGAACGACCAAAGGACGCCACCACCGAACCTATGTCCAACCACTTTAATGCGTTTGGACCTCGGGGATGAAAGTCTATAGTCGGCCATGCAAGGCCCACAGGCGTACGTGTTTTGACTCGCAAGCCGACGTCGGCATGGTGAGTCGTCGCGGTGTAAACCCCTTTTGACCACGTCGGGACGAGTCCCTGTGGTATGGCGGTTCTTCGCAACATGTATATTTGTTCATCGGTCATCCATTGATGGACTGGCCGACCGGAGATCATAGGAGACCAGGCCTTTATTATAGACCCGACGTTTGTAAACGCGTCAACCACCCACGATAGGGGGATCAACTCGTAACCGGTCACAAAGAAGTCCCCAAAATACGGGCGATTTCCTGTGAACTGCTCCATTACTCCGACGCGTATGGTCCGCTCGGCTCTTAACCTTTCCTCAGTTCGGCGCAGGATCTTACCTGTTCCGCCCTGATTTTTCCCAACGTAGAAATTACTGTTGGAGGTTGCGTAGCGAGATAATGCTCCATCGATCGGATCACACTCAAACTTGAATGTCCCCCGGGAATAAGAAACATCGAAGGTGTTCACGACACTGTCGTGAATTTCCTTTAGTGATTCGATGTCCTGTACCAGGAGCCGCCATCCAAAGCGGTATTCAAGCCAAATACTACCAGCCAACGCTAGGAGATCCGCAACACGCGCAGCTCGGCCCATATAGCGCCAAGTGCGATCTGCGTCCCCCCGCTTGAACTTAGCAGCGGCGTCTATCACCTTTCGAGCCCTATCCAGGGTCCTATGGTGAACATCTGCAACCAGGTTGACCGATTTATCCATTTCGGCCAACATTGTGAGCATATCCACCCCTTCGGCATGGCACTTTGCTCTCGCTTCCTGCATCATATAGGCAAGCGACGGAACGTCCGGTGTGCCAACTAAGGCAGCTACTGTATTCCAGTTGGTCCCAGGAGGAACCACCAGGGGTTGGTAGCTATCACCAAACGTGTGGGAGTTAAAACCATTTACACGGAAGTCACTTCTGGCATATTTGCCCAGTAGATAAGCTACGTGCGCTCCGTCCTCGCCGGTTACCCGGGTCAAAGGCACGGAATGGGTCATTGGGTTAACCGGAAGATGAGATTTCATCCTCTGAAGGTTATTAAACCCCGGAGTTACGCGGTCCGTCATAATTTCCAGACGATCTCCGCATAACGGCGCTCCCTGTCGTTGTTGTACTATGACAACAGACCCTGTAGAATAATAGGTGTCTGTAAACAACGACGATCCACCCGCCAAACAAGACGGGACTGGTCGTGACCGTGTACGGTCATAAGGTTCATTAGGGTCTGACATATCCTACTCCCGAAGGCAACAGGATATCTTTCCTGTCATCGCCTAACTTAGATGCAATGTGAGCACCACACTTGATACTACGTGTATCACACGGATTCTTCCGTGAAGAGTTCCCCCCTTGGGG